TGTCTTTATGGAAATATCCCTCAACACCATATGTGTGTCCATTGATATAGCAACGAATCAATTTATCAAAATGTATAATTTCTTCTTTCATCCATTCCCATGCCAATAATGTTGGGCCAGAAAGGCGATGAGAAATATCAGCAAGATTGTCGGCATGCGAACCACCAAAATCTTGATTCCAGTGACCATGTGCGTCGTTTGTCTTATGGGCTTTCCATCCATATGTGAGGTATGGATTTTGATAGGTCTTGACTAGCGCATCGTATATATGCTCTGGAAAAAAGTTATCAATTTTCATTTTTTACCCTTCGTCAAATAATCCTTGATGTGCGCGATTTGCTCTTTTGTTAAAAGCTTACATGCTTCTTCGGCCCGTTTTTGCCCGTAGTTGTAATACTCTGCGACGAGCTCAATGTTTGTATCGACCTTCTTCTTGGCCCATTTCGAAAAACGTTTTTTCTTCCGAACCTGATTGAAGTAGTAATCGTACTGCATCAGCTTGTCGCACTGATGATGCACGTTCATTTCCTGAGCATAAAACAGAGTGTCGATGAAATACGAAAACCCTCTGTTAACCATGAATGGCGCATAGTCCTTTTCATTAGCAGCAGAAATGGTGCCTGTCTTAGTTAGAGACAGGTCCGTGATTACGTCAAATGGATTCATTTCCACTCACACTCAAGAAGAAGTTCCGCGATACATGCTGTCAGATTGATTTCAGCATCTGCAGCGAAAGCCGCCTGGTATTGATACTTAGCCAGAATCAATACGGCTGCTGGGATAGTGTTCTTGCTCATGTAATCTGCGCATGTGTCGTAGATCTTACGAAAAATTTCCTGCTGGCTGTCAGAGTTTTCGCCAACCCACTTACGAACAGAAGTAAAATCCTTGGCCTTCATGAATTCAAGAAGCTTGCCTAGGTTCGCTTCCTCGAAGTTAGTTAGAATACCAGTGTCGATCTTGCCAGTAGCAGAATAACGCTGCAGCTCGTTTAGAACACGGCGCCAGTCAGGGAAGTACTTCTGAATAACCTGAGCGACAACCTGCTTCTCGAACTCAACCTTTTCGCTGGTTAGAATCATACAGACGCGCTTCATAAACTGAGCTGCAAGAGCGGCCATATCCTTCTTGCCAATCTTGAAGTCGATCACTGAACAACGAGAGTGTAGAGGCTCAATGATCTTGTTCTTGAAATTGCACGTCATGACGAAGCCACAGTTCTTAGAGAATTCCTCCATAAAATTGCGGAGGGCTGGCTGAGTGGAATTTGGATTCAGGTAGTCAGCCTCGTCAAGAATCACATACTTGCGATTACCTGTGAACGAAACAGCTGATGCGAAGTTGAGAATTTCGTTCCGTAGAGTGTCGATGTTACCGTTCATAGAACCGTTGATGATAATGTAATCAGAACCAGCTTCCTCAAGCATAGCACGAGCGACAGTCGTCTTACCAACACCAGCAGACCCTGATAGAATCAGGTTTGGAATATTCTTCTGATCAACAAACTGTTGAAACGTAGCTTTCAGCTCGGTTGGTAGAATTGTATCGGCAATAGTTTTTGGTCGAAATTTCTCGACCCATAGAAAATTTTCACGCATATTCATAGCTCCCATCATAAAAAATCCCACTCAGTGTAAGTATAAACCTAAACCGAGTGGGAGTCAAATCAAATATTGTCTGGTTGATTAGAAGGTGCTGGTTTGCTCAATCGCGATCCAGTAGGTAGCTTCGGCTCCTGTAAACTGAGAAATGCCCTTCGAAGAGATCTTCACTGCATAATCGCCATCAACCATCTTGAGGTTTTCTGCGCGGAAAATCGCACGGAAAGCGAAATCTGTTTTGCCAACATCAATGCTATATGTGTCAGAAGAATTTTCCTTACAATTCACAGCCTGTAGCATCACCTTGCTACCATCGCCAACGATGGCAATTTCTGGTAGACCTAGAACACCAAGAGCTTTGGTTACGTTCTGAATATCCTTATTGGTAATCGTTACCTCAACATCAACTGTTGGAAGCTTGATTTCCTTTTCTGGTGGAACTAGGATCAAAGACTGCTCTGAATAATGATACACAACTGAACGGTTGCCATCAGAGATCGTAGCCGCCGATTCACCGAATTCAACATCTGGAGCGTCCATTAGTGAAATAGAACTGATGAAACGGCTAAGGTTGTAAATACCATAACGGCCAGTAAATTCATCAGGAACGGTCGCTCGAGCCATGATTGTTTTGGTCGGCGAAATGGTAGACAGAACGTTACCTTCTCGAAGCACAATCGAAGGGTTGATGCTTGAAAAATTCTTTAGAATATGGATGGTTTTTGCACTGAGCTTCATAATATGATTCCTTTAAAAAGAGTGGAGGGTATAGGGCATTATACCCCATACCTATAGAAAAGTCAAGAATTATTTTTTCTTCTTGAGAGCAGCAGGATCTGCCGTTGCAGCAGCGCCAATAGAAGCAAGATCGATAAGTGAGCCGCCGAAAATATAAGAGCCGACATGCTGTAATTTCATCCATGGACAATAGAAAATTTTAGCTCCGATCTTTTGAAGCTTATAACAAAACCAATAGTCTTCCGACAAATATCTTTTTTGTTCTGGTTCAATTTCAGCCTGGAAATACATGGTGATTTCACGGCTACCATCAAAATGTTCTGTACGTACATGGTCTGGTTTATAGCTGTACTGTGGATAAGCATCAGCAAACTTTTGGAATGTAGATTTACGAACCATCATGAAACCTGTGCCAACTTCTGAAACTTCGACTGGCTGGTCAATACGAATGTTGCCGCCACCACCCTTTGGGTTGAACACATAATCCCCAACGTATTTTTCTAGAACAGACGGGTCTTCATCAGCCATACCTTTGTCAACAGCCAACTTGATCTTTTCCCATGAAATACACTTCTTTGGGTATGGTCCAGCAAGAACGTCATATTCAGATTCATCAGATTGTAGGGCTAGCATGGCTAGAACATCACGAGGATCAAAACCAATATCAGAGTCGATGAACATCATATGCGTGCAATCAGAACGCATAAATTCATCTACGCAATAGTTTCGTGCTCGGGTGATAAGAGACTCATTGAACAGAAAGTATGAACGAAGCTCGATTCCGTTTGCCGCACAAATAGCAGAAAGATCAGCTACGGATTTAGCAAACATACCAACACAATTTCCCATTTATATTCATATGATATCGCAAATATCATATCGCTTTTTACGGCTGCTTTATATTTCTATAAAGATTAGACTATATCTTCATCCTATTTCTAGGAGTTGAGTGCTTCGAGAATCATAAACTTATTCTCTACTCCCTGTCGGGATAGTCGTTGAACCTTCGCCATATTATTTAAACTTAGGCGCTCGGCTGCTGATTGTCCAATCCAATATTTTTTAATCTGTTCAATAAGTTTTTCAATTTATTGTGTAGATTATTGGCTCTAAGGAGTTTCCAGCAATTCTCTCAAATATCGTAAAATATTACTAATTTACGAGGCAAAAATACCATACATTGGAACAGCAAGGAAAAGTTTTCTTTTACGAAGTTGTTCGATTTCAATATTTATTTCCATTATATATTATTCTCCTTTATGAATTTACCCGTTATTGGGTCTTTAACTTGGTTTCTGTTACTGATCATTTTTGAAATGACCTCTTTAGGGATATTTCTCCCACGAACCCACAAAAAATCAAAATACATTAAATCTTGGGGCAAAATTCTTTTGTTAACCACACCATTATTTATCCAAATTTTGTTTGCATGGTTTCCATTACTTTGAAGACACCCAGCAAGATGTCGTTTCTTTTTTTCTTCATTTTGAAATTGTAAAATAGTATTTTGTTTTTGTTTATTTTTGATTTCTGGTTTGTTGTGTGTGATTTTCAATTTATCAGAAAGTTTTTGTTTTTCGTCTTGTGTGAAAATTCTACCAAACATACGTTTTCTTTCATCATCGGTATATAAGTCATGAAAATTTTTACCTTTGGCCCATGAC